ACGTTACAAGCCTGACGTGTTGTTTATTGACTCTTTAGGTGCCGCAGTTTCAGCAGATGTTTCCTCTAATGTTGAGGTTAAGTCTTTCTACAAGTTTTTGGCTAAGATTCGTCACGACTTTGATGTTGCCGTTTGGATCATTCACCACGGACGAAAGGCTACGAATGATAACCAAGCGCCAAAGGGCCTATCTGATATGTATGGTTCTGTCTATATTGGGGCTGAGGCTTCTAGTGTATTCTGCCTCTACCCAACAAAGGATGTTGGCGGATCAACAGGCGACCCAATGCTAAAGGTTGTCAAGAGTCGCTTCGCTACCGACAAGACAGATAAGGTTCTGTACAGCGACGGAATTCGTTTCGTTACTAAATCTCAGAAGGAGGTTAAGTCAAGTGACAGTAGTCCCGCGGGAGACATTACAAGTAATACCTTTCTTGGAATTGGCGAGCAAGGCTAGTATTCTCGCAGTAGACACTGAGACTACTAATGCGGACCTCCGCGATGGTAGAGGGCACGCTTTAGGTCTTTCCATGGCCTTCGACGATGGTAAGTCTGTTAAGTCTGCCTACTTTCCTGTGGCTCATAAGAACGGCGAAAACTTAGAGCCACAGGTGAAGAATCTGTTAAGAGATGTTGTCGAAGGGGTTCCGATTCTGGGATTCCACAATGCTAAGTTCGACCTTGTGTCGCTGGCTACAATCAACATCTTCCCGACGCAGCCTTTCTACGACACAATGCTAATGACCCATATGATTGACGAGAATCAGTTTAATAAGGGTCTTGATGCTCAAGCAAAGAAGTGGCTGAACGACCCAGGCAAGGATAGGTCGGAAGAGTTTAATACTTCCAAGGCCTTTCTAGGCTGGGAGGGGATGTTTCCCGAACTAATCTATGATTACGCAGCGCACGATGCTGATATGACCTTGCGACTACTCATGATTCTTCTTCTTGAGTTTGGTATGCAGGACTTCACATCAGAACTGTGGCAAGATGAACAAGACTTTGTCCGTGCACTAATTGCAATGGAGAAACGTGGCATCAAGATTGATCAAGAACTTAGCAAGCAGCAAGCAGCGTATGGTGAACGCCGTATGGCAGCAATCAAGTCAGAATTGGGGATTAACCCCGCGTCCAGTAAAGATCTCAAACGGCTCCTTATTGACGTTCTTAATCTTCCGGTATTCGAGAGGACACCGAAGGGTGAGCCTTCTTTTAACCGTAAAGCGATGGAGTCTTATGACCTCGTTCTCGAAGGACTTGACTCCCCGGTTGCGAGTAAGATTTTGGAATATCGAGGGTGGCAGAAAACAGTAAGTTCCAACTACAACTCTTATCTAGACCTAATCAGCCCTGACGGTCGCTTGCGTCCTAACTATAAGATTCACGGCACCAAGACTGGCCGTTTATCTTGTGAGAAGCCAAACCTACAACAGATTCCTCGTAACTCGAAGAATGAATGGAACGGGCAACTTAAGAAGGCATTCATTCCGGCAGATGGTTACACTCTTATGGAGTTTGACTATTCCCAGGTTGAGTTCCGTTTAGCAGCGGCCTACGCTAAGGAATCAAAACTGATCGACGTCTTTAACTCCGGTGAAGATATCTTCGACTCAATGGCGCTCGAACTAGGGATGAAACGACAAGACGTTAAGACACTGGTCTACTCTACTTTGTATGGTGCTGGTCTTGTTCGGCTTTCTACTGTTTTCGGTGTGTCGGAAGCCGAAGCACGAGACATTCGAGATAACTTCTACCATAAGTATCCTGGTTTAAAGACTACTTCGCAGAAGGCAAATAACCTGGCTCGTAAGCAGGGCTATATTAAGTACTGGACTGGTCGGCGTCGCCACCTAGATAGCGATTCAGCACACAAGGCGTTCAATAGTCTTATCCAGGGTGGTGCAGCAGAAATCACTAAGCGAGCAATCATTCATTGCGACAAAAAGTTTGAAGGTAACCCTGATTGTAGAATGCTTCTTACGGTGCATGACAGCATCATTTTTGAAATCAAGTCTGATCAGGTTGATTTCTACGCACCTAAGATCATTGCAATCATGCAGCATCCTGTCGGTGTTCCAGATTTCGGCGTGAAGTTTGCCGTAGACGGAAAAGAGTGGAAGTGATGGAACTTAATCAGTTTCCAGAGCGTTTTAGGTCAAAAGTAGAAGTGCACTCTGATAACTGTTGGGAGTGGTTTGGTGGTTACCGCTCTAATGGGTATGGTGACTACTACAATGATGGTAAGAGCCATATAGCCCACAGATGGGCCAAACTGTTTTCATTAGGAATTGACTCGTCTCCATTAGAGGCAAGCCATTTATGTGGAAATAGGTACTGCGTTAATCCAGAGCATATAGTGTTAGAATCTGGAAAAGAAAATATTTCACGGATTAATGGTGAAGAGTACTGCAGAACAGGGCGCCATTTAATGACGCTAGATAACATTTACCATTCCTCTAAGGGTCCCACTTGTCACCAATGCAAGAAAGACTCTGCTAACAAATATGCAAGGAGGACACGCGGATGACAAGAACCCCCGCACAAGCGATCCAAGTAATGAAGGATCGTGATGCTAGAAATGAGACGGGCTGGCAAGGATTGTGTCTTAAGTCTTGCCGTACCGCTTATGATTTACCGGGTGGCTGGTCCGAAGCCGACGTTTGGTGGGACAGTTGTCCTGATGAATATAAGCATCCATGGTCAGATGCCCCGCCATTTGGTATGCCTATCTATTGGAGAATTGGTGAGTATGGACACATTGCTCTCTCTAATGGTGACGGCACTATTTACGGTACTGACCTTCCGACTAACGATCAAATAGGCCATTGCTCAATCGACCTTCCCCGAACTAAGTGGGGTGCTAAGCCTGTTGGTTGGGCTAACTGGTTAAACGGGCAAGTTCTTCCGTACGATGGAAATACTGTACCCAACGATCCTGGGGAACCCACACAAGGAGATGCAGGCATGGACTACGCAGAGATTGCTGCAAAGCAAAAGCAAACGGTTGATGGAACGTGGAGAACTCTCATTCTTAACGATGAGATTCGCGACTCCGCCGGTATCCATTACAAGGATGGAACTTTCTCGTTTGCTAGTCGCCGTTTTGAGTTAAACCCTTCTCTCACAATGGAAGCCGCAGTTGAGACTAACCTGGCAATTCGTGCTGTAGTTCTTGACGGAGAAAACATCATTCAGGCTTACCCTGCGACTTCTTTTAAGGCAGGTCCTGGTGAATTGGCTAATGTCTCTGTTTCTCTCCCCGGTTACTGTCCGAAGGATCGTCGAGTTCGTATTCAGGTTAAGACTTATGGAGCATCCCTAAAGGTTACCCCTTACGTTGTTGCCCGTACCTGGGTTTAGTAGTGGAAGGCTACATTGCAATCGACCCCGGTGAAACCTCTGGTGTTGCAGAATTTGATAAAAACGGACAACTTGTCTCTATGCATCAGTTTAAGCGAGACGACCTTTTTGATTATCTCGCAGAGAGAGAAGCCAACTTACCCGAGACACTCATTTTCGAAGAGTACATGGTCTTTGCGCATAAGTTATCCGCACATGCTTGGTCGAAACTAGAAACTGTTCAGGTTATTGGCGCGCTAGTATTTTGGTGCCACAGGAATGGAGTTAAGTGCGTCGAGCAGAAAGCACAGGCAAAGATTCTAGGTTACAAGTATATGGGAGCCACAGCACCCAAAAATCATGATAAGTCGCATGGTCCCGATGCTGCCGCACATGGTATTTACTGGTTGGTAAACCACAAGATTATCAAATCGGACCTTACATTTAATGCCCCAAAGACGAAAAGCGAGAATGGTGCCTGAGCCTCCGGTCGTGGTCCCTCAGAACGGGTCACCAGGAGCCACAGGAGCGCCACCAGGCGACGATCACCCCATGCTAGGTGTCCTTATTAGGTTAGAAAATTAGTCCAGTCTAAGGTGCCCTAGACGCTCTGTGGCGGTACACTCTCGGCAATAAATAAGAATGGCCCTAACCCACTTCTCCGGGTTAGGGCCATTCTTTTTGTGCTTAGCCTGAGTATCCCCAGGACCAATGCATTGGGTCTTTACTAGACTTCCAGTTTCCGCCCCAATACAGATTGTACTTTCTACCTAAGTCTACCATCCAGGGCGGCATGTCTGTAATTAACTTACCAGTGTGAGGATTCTGAGCGGGATTAATGTCAATAGCGTAACCGCCAGAGTGCATCGACCAAAGATCGCCATTTCTAGTTTTGCGTGGATTATAACCTCCGAGACTTTTAATGTCGTAACCACGCTTCTCTACTTGGTTAATGAAGTTCTGGAAGTCCTTAGCCGCCTGACGATTTACCGTGACATTTCCAGCCGACGTTCGAATGGTAACTAAGTCCTTAGCCGACACAGGCCCGCTACGGTCCCAATTAAGAGCACCTAAGTTTCCAATGCCCAACGATTGACCAAACTGCGCCAATTGCTGTCGTCGCTCACGGTCTGCTAAAGCGGCTTGATGGTGTTGAGTAGTACTTAACTTATTTTGACGTTCTGCTGATGCTGCGGCTTCTGCTTGGTCACGACGCATAATTGAATTCTGAACAGAAACATCAGAAGCGCCCTTAGCCCAATTAGATGTGGAATTTACCCAATTCTGAAGTTGAGCCAACGGGTCCATTTGCGTATAGTCAGCCAAGGCCCTGCTCCTTTCTCCATTGTTCCAGGTCCTTCTTTTCTTGCTTCTGTTCCTTCTTACGGACCTTAGAGTCCTTACGCTGCTGCTCAAAGTTTTGACTCTCGAAAGCACTGGGCTTGTTGTATTCCGCAAAAGATTGACCAAACAACTGACTAATCCATGGGAAGTTCTTACTTCCTTCCCATCGACCTTCCTTACTACCTGGAGAACCACCTGTGGCAACACGACTGATATTAGAAACAATAGGAATGTTCTTTTGTGCGTACTCTGTTGCTTCAATTGGCTGACCAGAAACCATTTCACGTCCAGATAGTAACTCATAAGGAATCTTAGCTAGAGGCGTAAGTAATCCTCGTGCAGTCCCCGAGGGGTCAGTTACCATCTTAGGAACATCAGTCATTGGAATCTTAGGATCGTGAGCGATTAATGCTGTACCCTGATCTGTAGGAATCCCCAGCAGTGGACCCATAACGTAATTGTTATAAACCCAGTCGGGAAGGGCAGGGTCGTTTTCATCCATAGCAAGCGATCCATCTGCCATTCCTGGAGTAACAACCGTCTGTAGGTTCTGGTAGGCATTATTAGCAAAGTTAAGTCGACCAGGACGCATAGCCGCAGCCTCAATAAACGCAGGAATCATTGCACGGTTCCAGGTCCAGAAAGGAATTAAGCGACGCATAATAGACTTCTCAGCGTTAGTCAAGAACAAACCATCAGGCATGATTTTACGAATCTTGATAGCGGATTCATTAGTAATTTCATCCATAGCCTTCTGCCACTCGTCGTCGCTCACATTCTTACGAGTGCCAAACCGCTTCTTTAGTCCTACCTCAATATCATCCAAGAATACGGCTAAGCGAGCCGAGTGCTCATTAACTGTGCTAACTGCACCCATCTGCTTAACGTATGGCAAATTACGAACTCGGGATGAGGCATTACGACCAGCAGATACAGCGTCAGTACCGAGGTCTGGAATTAAGTGTCCCTGTGTCGCAAGACCCTTAACAAAGAATTCTCCGTAAATGTCGTCACCCGTAAGTTTGCGACCTCCGACTGAGATATAAACTTCCTGTCCACCGTTCTTGCCTCCCCGCGACGGAATAGCCAGAGGCTTACCATCTAACTTCGACTTCATCATTGCATTAACTTCTTCTTGAGTAATATTTGCGAACACATTACCATAAAGGTCTTGCTTTGAGTGAAGGATAGCATGAGCATTACGGTAATTGGCAACAGCCTTAGCAGGATTCACAAAACCACTAGTAGTTAAAAGCGCCATGAACATGTTGGACATAGAGTTACGAATATGGTGGCCAGGAGTGACAACGGTTACTGAAGTCTTCCAGATAGCCTGAACCTCGTCAAAGTACGCAAGGAACTGATTACCCTTGACTGTCTTAACCATAATGTCATCCATGACTTCGAGCATACGAGGAATAATCGTAGCGTCCTCATACTCAAAGTACCGACCTTTAAGAAGTACGGGATTGACTAGGCCCTGTGGCGTATCCTTACCAACAACGTAAAGCAAGTCGTTGATAACCATCGCTTCTGTGGCTGCCTTGTTAAGTGCAGTTTCTAATTGCATGATTGCTTGCAATGGATTCTCGAAGAAGTAGTCCCTGGCTGTACCTCCACCTGGGGCCTTAGTTGCTCCTAAAATCTGCTCAAAGATACCTTGAGTATCGTCGATATTTGCACCCGAGTAATTGATGCGACCCTTAAAACCCGTAGAGGGTAAGTACTTATCTAATTGCTGCAAAGACACTTGGGACGTAACAAAAGTAGAATCCAGGTTATCCCAAACGGCTTCTACCCTACCAAGACCACTCATGATTAGAGCCTTATCTCCACCAGCGGCAATCTTAGCAGCAGCACCATAAGCAACCTTGACCTGTTCCTGAGTACCCTTGACCTTATTAATGTCCATGATGAACTGATCAATTGAACCTCGTAAGGCAGCACCAAAGCCCATGGAATTAAAAAGAATCCCTCGCATACCGTGGTTTCGGAGTCCTGCATTAACCGACCAACGACGCAGCAAAGAGTCTGGACCCGCAATAAAGTCGTAAGCACGACCGGCTTGCTCCAACAAAGTTTCTAATTCAGTTCTAAAACCATACGCATCGAATAGATCATTAGGCTGATATCTTTGCGCCACAGCAGTAGTGGACGCAGCACGAGAACCTTGAGCAATCTTCTTTTGAGCACCAACAGGAGTATGCTTACGAACCTGGGCAGGAGTTCTAGGTGCCACAGGGCGCTTCTTTACAGGCTGACCCTTAGGAACATTCTTAGTGCGCTGAGTGTGCATTGAGACTTGGGCCTTTTGTGCTGCACCAACAATAGCGTCGCCCAATTCCTCATTAGTTTCTACCTTAACAGGAATGTCAGGAACTTCAGACTGGCGACCCTTAGCATCGGTCGGGCGACGAATAGACTTTGAATCATCCATAAGTGATGGGAAGAGTCGGTGCAATTCCTCAAACTTCGTAATGCGGTGAGGCTCGGCAGCAACTCCCCAACGATTAACCGCATACTTACCAGCAATGTAATCGGCAGAAGTAGACAGTAACTTGATTGCATCGTGCGTAGCCTTGTTGATTAAACCATTCTCAAGCAGGTGCTTCGGGTTAGCTAAGAAGTAACCCGGGTGTACAACCTTACCCCCATTAACAAGAACCAAGTCATCCGCAGCGATAGCGAGTCGCTCCGTTAGTTGCATGGGAATCTTGGCACCGTAATCGCTAATCAACGGGATACCCATTTCGACAAGTTCATCTTCGATCTGTGCTGCAAGACGGTAAACAAAGTCTGCATGCTCTACATTATTAGCCTGAATCTTCTTAGAGATTGACTTAGAGCCCTTAGGACGAGCCACAGTCGGAACAGTCATTGCCACAGGCGGGCCAGAACTGGTGTAGTTAAACATGTTCTGAATAGACTTGCTTCCACGAAGGATAGCATTAGCCTGTCCATAGTCGATAGAAGAGGCACCAACAACTACGTTCTTGTCGCCGAAAGCCTTAAGAAGAGTCGGAAGGTCTGCGTCGTTGTACTTACCCTTAAACATCGGGTCCGTAATCTTAACCCAAACATCTTCGGCATCCTTACGAGTAATGCGAACAGCAGGAATAGCCGCATCCTTAGTCGCTTGGAAAAGAATCTCTTGGACTCCAACCTGCGCCTTTTGGATTGGCGTCGCTGCGGCTCCACTTTCTGCAACGTCCTTCCTAGCAGCATCCAACTTAGTTTGTGTAGTTTCAACAGCCTTTTGAGCAGCAGAATATGTTTGGCTAAGTTCCTCAATACTGACAGGCTTATCAGGCGACGCTCCACCCTTATGACCGTGAACAACTTGGCCTGGCTGAGCAGGAGGCGAACTATTGGTAGGAACATTCTCAGGAGTTGCCTCGGCCTTGGCTACATCATTAACTGCGTCGCTAACAGCAGCCGTTGATTCTCGTGTAGCGGGCTGAGTCCTAGAGGGCTGAACAACCTTTTCCATCCTGGCTTGGGTACGAGCAGTTTTAGTTACATCATCCATGTATTTAATTGCTTCTTGGACTCCGCGAATAAACTGAACAGGATCAACATCAAGATTAGCGATTCCGGGCTGGTACTTTTCTCCAACCTGGAACTTAACACCAGACTCAGCCAATTCCTGCAAACTCGAATACTCATCAGCAGTCTTAGGATTGAGAATGCTTTGCAGCATAGACAGAGTAGGGTTGTCATCTGTAAGTTTGATAGTCTCAGGTAGCATATTAGGCTTGTAGAGTCCACCAACCTTGTCAGAACGCAATGTCAAAGAATCTACAACCTCTGCGAGGTCCAGAATATACTTATCGCCAGTAGCCGTTACAATTGGAATAGTACCAGAAACCAACAAGTCTGCAACTTCTGACTCTACTGCTGCATCATCTAAAGTCTTTCCTCCAGGGAGACTACGGACATAGGCGCGAAGCCTGTTTCCAAAAGCCCTCTTAGGTTCTGACAATCGAATTGCTGCACCAGGAATCAGACGACCAGTAGGTGACTTTTCTGCTGCTTGGCTAACTCTAAACGGATTAGTAGTAGTTACATCTTCTGGAGCACCACGCCTAACAACTTGAGCCACAGTGCGCGCAAATGGAGTATCTTCTGCTAAGGCAGCCGTTCTAGGAACTCCAATTGCTTCATCGCCAACCTGAGCGACGTCAGCAAGTAATTCATCAGGAGTTAAGGGAGCAACCCGGCCTGGATATTCTTCAGGAACTTGAGCAAGGGTACTAATAAAAGGAGGCTTACGGAGAGTCTCGGCAGCCGCTACTTCATCTACCTGACGCAGAGCATCATCAATACCAATGCCTTCTTCCATCGCCCTAGGACCGACGCGATTAACTGCGTCTTGACCTAGATCAATTGCTTCAGGAATGGCCTGCTTAACTGCTGTGGCTTCAGTAATAAGACGAGAGACTTCATCTTCCATTGAGGGAGTAGGAGTAGGAGGTTCAGGATTTTCTTTTGCCACAGGTGCGGGTTCTGGAGCCACAGGCGTTGGTGTTTCTGCAAGTTCATCAGCCTGCTGTAATCCGAGTCGCTCCAATAAACCATCTACTTCAGGATTTAGTAATTCGTCAGCATTCTGGGCCGCGGCCGCTTGTCCAGGAGTGACGCCAGCAGGAACATTAGGCTTTTGTGGAGCAGGAACTCGCATACCACCAGGAGTTTTAGTTTGAGTAGGTTGCTTAGGTGCTCTGGGAGTAGACATAGTAACGGGACCAGGAGCCGGAGCCACAGGCGCTTGTACTGCTTGGACTCTTGCTGCTTCATCTGCTAATTGCGGAGCCTTCTTGAGTGCCTGCTTCGCCTTGGCTAATTTAACCAGGGCTGAAATACCGCCTGTAGCATAAGTAAGAGGGTCCATTGCGACGTCGGTGCCAAAAGACATAGCGTAGTTAGGTAACTTGTCTGAGAAGGACATAGCATCCATACGCTCCTGTTGAGCAGGCGCTACATACTTATCAATGTAATCCTCTAATTCGGCCGCACTTAAATTCTGCGTTTCTCTGCCAAACTTCTCTACTAAAGCATCATCTAAAACACCAGTCGGGTCCTTACGACCTCGTGCGTACTGGCGTAGTAAGTTACGGGGAGTTGAGTCCATGTGAAGTTGCTCAACGTCGTCATTTAAGAAAGTCGCTGACACACTACGGTCAAATGCTTGATAAGCAGAACCTACGGGCCGACCTAAGTCTCCGATATCAAAGTTTCCAGAACGCTTTTCTTGTTCAATTTCAGATAGTCCACGAGCGAAACCACGAACGGGAGCAGCAAGCGTGTCCAAAAAGTTAAGAGCACGCCAGCCTCCACCCATTGAGGCATCTGTTTCAATTTGATTTGTAGTGGGAATAGCCTCTGGTAAAGTCCAGTCAGGCGTAGTAGGTACTGCTGTCTGCTTTGGACTAAATACCTTACTTAAAAAGCCGTCCCAATCCTTTTGTAGTTCCTCATTAGTTGCCACTTGGCTCATTCTTCCTGTCACCATACAGACCTAATGCACGCTCCGCAAACTCAATAGCGTACTTTCGCTCTGCCGGAGTCCAACCCTTCTGTGTAGCATACTCAGAAATTCGAGCAGCGACATTAGCAGAGTTGAGAGGAATTCTATTCTCAGGGTTACCAAAACCACCATTCTGAAACTCTTGGTCTGCAAGAATTGTTTGTTGAATTTCTTCACCACGAGGGATAGGCTTAGCCGCTCCCCATTCTAATGCACCAGAAACACCCTTAGGGAAAAACTGAGTAATGGACGGATCACCAGTAGTAGACAATTCACCAGTCAAACGAAGAAGGTCCATCATAGAAGCAGCCTTCTTTAAACTATTGTCCTGCTGCGACGCACGAACTGAATTAGCAGCGGAAGCGGCTTGCGCCCTGACTCCTGCCTGCTCCTTATTAAGACCAAGTAGCGTGTTCTCAAGCAAGTTACTATAACCCATATCGGCTTCTTCTCGTGCCTGCCGAGTAACAGGAAGTTGCTCACCTAAATAGGCTTCTTGTGCTCGCTGCATTTCACGACGGTTATTAGCGTTTTCAGTAGCGATTGATTCTTGCATGTTTGCTTCTTCTGTAGCACGCTGTTCCAAAGACTGACGAGCCATTGCTTGAGCAGAAGAACCAATGCCCATTGCTTCCATTTCAGCCGAATTCTCAGCAGCCTGCTTAGTGTATTCCTGTCGAGTAGCCGTCTTGTTCTTGGCAATTTCCTTGTTTAACTTCTCCTTGGCTAAGACGTTATTCTTAACAGCATTACGACGCTCTAGACGGTACTGGTTCTCAATACCCTTGAAATCCTTAGCACTTTCCCACTTGTTCGACTTTGCGCGAGACTTAGCAGCAGCCTTCTCTGAATCAAGAGCCGCAATTAAAGGACTGTAAGCCCCAGCCGCTTGACTAGCCGTAAGAGTAGAACCGCCGCCTGAACCAAGAATCATTTCCATAATGTTAGAGAGCATTTCTTGACGGGGGTCTTGCGCGTCAGGAATCCCAGAACCGGCCTGTCTCTCTTCGCGAATAGCATCAAGTCCACCAAAACCAAAGTAGTTACCACTCTTATCTGTCTGCGAACCAGTAAAAGAAGGAGTGTCACTTACTAAAGGAGCAGCAAATCTTTCTGAGTTAGTTCCGGGAACAGGTCGAAAAGGGCCAACTTCCTTGGGAGCGATTAAATCCCTAATAAACTTTCCGATATCCATTAACTTAGCCCCCTACTCGCTGCACGACGACGAAGTAAATCTTGATATGCTTGCTTCTCCTGGTCACTGATCTGCTGCTTAGTAAGGTCAAGAGTAGTGTTAATATTCCAGTTAGACTTGTCACGAGCCCGAGCAATGGCGTCCTTCTGGTTGTTCCAATCAGTGAGAAATCTCGTAACTGATTCACCTGTTACGGAAGAATCTAAAAGCCCTCGACCAGCGGCGTCACCATAAACTTCCCGCTTTCCAGTATTGAGATTATCAACAGAGAAAGGACGCAAAGCCTGCGAGTAGTCAAGAGTATTCTGGTTCTTCGCACCTGTGGCTGTAGTTGATGCTTGAGAACGCTGGCGCTTAAATGAACTCATTGCCATTTTGTAAATGGAGTCTGTCGGCTTAGTTCCGCGACGCTTATAGATACTAGCCATGTACTAAATCCCCTCCCTCATAAAATCGGCACTAAAGAAGTTCTTCCTTTTCATGGCCTGCAACTTTCGCTGCGCCGCGTTTTGAGCCACAGGTCGCTTATTTCCATCGCGTTCCTTGTAGCCCATAGGGTCTACGGGGCCTTGTGTTGGGTGCGGGCGACCGCCACCGTAGATTTTGTTTCCCGCTGCATAAGGATTAAACATTAAGACTCCTTCGCTGCAACGGTTTCCGACGCCTTGACGGTCGCCGAAAGGGTGTACAACTTAATAGGGGTTTCTCCCCTGGCTGCAAACACTTGAAAGTACATGCGTCGCATTCGGCTTGCCCTAGGAAACTTGATTACTGAACGCTGGTCATAGTTAGAGACGTAGGAATCGCTAACTGCTCCTTGTAGCGGACCTAAAGGATTAGCCCAGGTCTGCAAGTCCTTCCACTTAACTGTCACCATTTGTGCCCAAGTAGCCGGCTGCTTTACAGTAATTGGAGCAATAGACCCGACGATTTCACCCTTTGCCCGAATATCGACGCTCCACCAAAACAGACGCTTAAATCTGGTCTTAGCGCCAAACTCAAGACTTTTAGTAGTGACATAAGTAGAAAAAGGAATTAAGTTTGGAAATACGTTGCTGGTAGCATCCCGCCCAATAAACAGGTAAGAATTAATATCACTAAGGGCTAAGCCTCCGCAAATTAAGATAAATTGACTTGAGTCAGCAAAGTTGGGTACAAGCATTCCGTGTCCTGGAGTATTGACTACTCCAAAGTCATAACGACTCCAAGCATTGACCTTTATATTGTACACCCAGTAGTTCTCGTCAATCTTAAAAAGAATTCGAGTAGCATCAATAAAGTGGCCGTATGCATCTGTGTTGTAAGGAACAGCAGGATCACTCTTTAAATCTTTACCAATAGCAGCAGAAGAACCTGTGCTTAAGCCGCCAACCGAGTCACCTAACTGAGTCGATGCTACTTCGACGGCATTATTGTTTAGCATCATGATTTGCCCTGAGAAGTAGAACATCAAAAATTCAGGATGAGCGACTACACAGAACGGATTCTCTGTTCCAATAGTAGGCGAAATTAAACGTAAAGTACCAGTACCGGGGTTAGAAGAGAAAGAAAGAGCCCAGATTCCCCGAGTCTTAAACACATGTACTTGGTCATTAAACAAGGTTAGTTTCTGTAGGTATCCGCCATCTTGCTTACGAACTGAGAAATACCCTCCACCAGCACCTTCCCATTGGGTAAAGTTACCAGTATTTGAGTAAGTAATTCGGGCCTCAGTAGTAATGCCTGCGATTAAGAGACGATCATTCTTAATAACAGCAGAGACCCCCTGTGGCATACCACTAACCGCAGCGAAAGCCACAGTCGGGCTCCAAGAACCACTAGGTCCATTGTAGCAAACAACCCACAACTTATCATTATACTGCAAAGCAACGTGAGCATTGCTACTAGTAATCGTAGTAGTAGTGCCGTTAGCCGCTACTGCCACAACACCGTTAGAAGTATTGTAAATAATGTATAAAGCACCATTACCTGCTAGAAAGTAACCAATAGGATTGTTACGAGAATTAGTGGAAGGGGTTGGTACCAAAGGCCGACGACTGAGAAGGCTGCCGTCTGTACCAATATCGTAATTAACAATGTCCAAGGCTGCTTGCGTATCATCTAAGTCCAGTAATTCACCAGAAACAATGCCCTTGATAAAAGGACCTAAAGTTACTTCTTGCTTTTCACTCATTCTAATCCTCAAAAGCAGGCGTAATGAATGGGTACAACTTAGTACTTTGCCACGCTTCCTGGTTCTGCTGAGTCTGCATATTCTTATCGAACTCAGCCCCCTTGAGAGCCATTGCCTCAAAGTTCTCATCCAGTTCGTAAGCCTGCTTCATACAGTATTCTAAAATTCGATTGTGATAGTTGAGAGGAAGTTCTAGGACGTTGTTGGAGTCTGTAACCTGTGTTGGCTCTCTAGTATAGAAAAGCGTTAATTCGCCAGCCACAGTAGGCGGCCACAGGAAGATGGAACGTCCAAACGTCCAATAACAAATAGCATGAGCGCCAGCCTCAGCACTTAAACTTTGAAGATTCTGTCCTTCGTGAAAAGACACTTGCTCAATTGCTTGTTGATCAAGGCTAACCGCATGAAGCGTAAGAAGATTAGCAGGAAGAGAAATTGTACTAGAAGAAATAGATTGAGTCGCTTGGGTTTCTAGAAGTCCAGCCGTAGTCGCAATCTCACGTTGAGCGTCGTTAATCCAGCGGTCTACATCTTGAGGAGTTACCTGAATCGCAGCCTCGTCTCCAAAAGTACGAAAGACACGAGTCTTAATGTCGTCTGAATTCATTAGTCCTCCTAACTGCGGATAACGCGGCCATTGGGAAGTTTGTAAGAGTGAAGATTAGAAGCAAGAACGGCAGTAGTAAGTTCTGCCCGTTCCTCTGCACGCTCCATTTCTAGTCTAGCATCGAGCAGGCGTCGCGACCGCTCAATGTATTCCAGACGAGAAAGTACATCAGTACGCTTCGTATCCATTTCATACAAACGGGCAACCAGGCGCTCATCTACTTCGTCAGGCGACGCATAGCAGACAACCTCCTGCTTGTGGTGCTCTAAGTCTGTAAGGATTACTGCAAATTCCTTGTTTTCATCACCCTTAATACGAACATCAGGAGGAAGCCAAACTAACTGCAAATTAGGGTTCCAGTCCTGGATTAGACCAGCCACAGCGCGGTGTCGCTCGCTAATAAAGTGGCCGCTCTCCGGATCGGCGATATACCCACCGAATAATGCGGTACTCATAATTGTGCTTCCCACCACTTTCTTTCCATGTCATCAATAGAGCCAGGAGCAATTCCTTCACCGATGTAGAAGGCATACTCGGCATCAGACTTAGTGTTTAATGCATCGCCCCAAAATACCTTTTCGATACTACTGATGGGGTAAAGAGCGATTTCATCTGAATGATAGCCTGCTCTTGCTCCGAGGTACTTACGGTATAAATCCATGTAAGACAACTTATAAGCGTCAGGATCAGTGGCAGTTAGGTAGTTTAGCATCTTACGTCTGCTAAGATCAAGAAGCGTCTCCGCCATTCCACTCCTTCCTTAAAACAAAAGAGGCCGAGGCAGGGGCACGAACCAGACCCCTACCCCGGCCCCTTTCGGACTACCGGGTAAAACTAGAATCAGCCAGCGGTAATGTCATTAAGCACACCCGCCGAGTTACGACGGTGAGTACCTAATTCGCTGTACTGGAACATCGTCGCGTAGTAAGCGTCGTAGTTACCTGCGACACCACCCGACGTAACAACACGCTGGAACTTAGAACCATCCTGATCCATCCACGCAAAGTCATTCTCACGGAACAGAGTCATTTCGGACTCGTCAATGAAGAACATCTTATTGGCAGGAGCATCAACATCCACAACAATCGGAATGTCGCCCTGGTCCGTAGTGAACGCAAGACCCGAGAAACCACCCTCGAACTCCTGAGTATTCACAAAGCGACGCTCAGCCTTGAGAAGATTAAAGTACGCACGACGCACGCCCAGATCGCAGAAACCGACCGAAGCCTTTCCACCGTTCTGGCGAATTTCATCAACGACATTAATCATACGCGACTCAGTAAGTGCTTCGGGAGTACCCGGGGCGGTTCCGTTAGAGACAACACCCTTCCACACAGGAACCGTGGCAGGATCAATATTGTGAAGAATACCAGTGTCAGAAATGATGTTTGAGAAACCGTTCCACTCCTGAAGGTACGAACCAAACAGGACCAACTTGTCACCAACAGCCGCAGTAATAACAGCCGGGGTAACACCATCAGCACCCGCGAACGTAACAACACCAGTGGACTTGTTGAGGTTAGTAACGACAACTTCCGTACCACCAGTCACCGCGGTAAAAGCAGAACCCGCAGCGTAGGAAGCAGCAGTAACAATCGAGTAGCGACCACCGAGGTTAATGTACTTAAACGTCTGGGGAGAGAAAGTAACGGTTGCAGCAGCCGTAGCCACAGCAGAAACCGTAGCACGACCACCCTTACCATCACCGTAAATCTGGAAGTTAAGGTTCTTGGCAAGGTCCTTAGTTAGGCCAGACATTTCATTTTCGAGAACGGAGGCAAAAGCCTGGTAATTCGAGTCAGCCAACTTGATGGTCTGACCAGTTAATTGGATTCCACCGTACTGGTACTTAAGAGGAACTCGGGCACCCTTGTGACCCTGGTTACCGGGAGTCGGCAGCGCAGCCATTTCTGCACGCGCACCAACACCGGAGTTACGGGAAATGTGAACCGGGAACGCAACGTAACGTCCACCGACTTCGTTAGTAATACCCTCAGAACTACGCTCAATTCGACGTAAAGCAGTTACTTCCTGGTTAATCTGTTCGTTCGGACCGTCCTCATAAACTTCCTTGAGGAGGTCAGAGATGGTAGTCATAGTTGCTGGCATTGCAGTTGTCCTTTCGGGACAGAAGAGTTAATGGGATGTTTTACTACTAAGTCTAGTTGGGCTGCCAGCAACGGTTCCAACTAAACTTTTGGGCTCCTACAGGCTACCCTTTATTACCACCGAGAACCGCGGCGATGTACCTACGGCGGTCGTCGGCCTTCATATTCTTTGTATCCGGCGGCGCAGCCACAGCGCCATTCCCGCCACCAATTACTGTAGCAGTAGGCTTGCGTGCGTCCATCTTAATCTTTTCCACGAGACTAAGGTAGGAATCTACTGCCTGCTGAGCAGTAGCGCCTGCCGCCATTTGAGTTAAAACAAATTCACGATCGAAGTCACCCTTCTCCTTCTGTAATGAAGTAAGGGTGTCCTCAAGTTCTTGTTCTTCTTTTTGCATGATTTCCTGCTGCTGACGACCTTCTAACACTTCTTGCATCTGAGCAAGTCTCCGCTCAAGTTCTTGCACCTTCTGAGCATTAGGGTCAGCATAAGGATCTAATTCAGGATCGGCATTTGCCTCGATTGCATCAGCCACAGGGCCGGTACCGAACTTATAGTACTCAGTCATGGCATCATAAACAGCACGAGGGTCCTCGCTGAGTCGCTGCATTAACTGCACAGCACCCTGAACTTCTTCTAATGAAACACCACTGTCAAGCATTTCCTGAAATGGCTTAAGCGGCTCGTACTGAGAATGAATTTCCCGGAACTTCTCATTTACTCCGCGGTCCCAATCCTTAAGGGTGGGAGCAACGATTTCATGAAGCGAAGTGGGGAGAACATCAAGTACGGGCTGCCATGCGGGATTAGTCTTAATTTCCGCAGGCTCACTTGGTGCCACAGGTGCAGAGTCAGAAGAAACTTCAGTCGGTGTCTCCACCGCTGCTGGAGTTTCCGGGCTCATTTCGGTCATGGTCCGTATCCTTAACATCAGTCGGGGTCTTTCGACCTCCCGAGGAATCATATTGGCTGCTAACAGCGCCAGCCAATGCGCCAATACCTGTCGCTGCTAATGTTACTAATTCTGGTGAATCCGAAAGAAATGCAGCAACGATAGCGAAGAATGTTAATAGACTTAAAGACACTACTAAGACGGCTGGGGGAGGATAAGACGCTGCCTTAACGATTCCCCAGACGAATAAGTATGCTACAGAGGCTAAAGATAAGAACACTAAAAATAGGATGACGATTTCTAGCAACACTAAGGGGCGATCAATGTCAAACATTACGCATCAGGCGGTGTCTGAGAACCTGTCACCGAGTCTTGTTCTGGTCCAGAATAAGTATCTTCAGGAGGCGCTGTTCCTTCGGCTTCTGGATCAGGAGCGGCTGACATATCACTTTCCATTTGTGCTGTAGGGCTGTCAGGCGTTGGCTGAGTACTTCCAATTTGAGAAGTAGGATCGCCGCCCATTAAAGCCATAACGTGAGCATTGACGTGCTCATCAATAATCAACTTCTGAGTGTCAGGCAATTGCTCGTAACTTTGCGACTTGCGGAAACGGTTGTGAGCGTCAATATGCTTACCGTGGTCGTCGAAGTCATTAACAGGGAACGGAGGCTGCGGCGGCATAATCGGCTCGCCAGTCTCAGGATCAACCCCACCAATAGTTTCGTACGCGGCACGAACATCAACGTATTGTGCAGCCATTTCTTCGGGGAACGTCGTCATCTTAAGGTTTTCACGATCCGCTTGGCGTTCGTCCAGCTTAACACGTTCGTAGAGCGAAGCAACGTTGCCCATTTCGAGAAGTTCGAGTCCAATTTCCACTGGAATAAACTGCATCTTCATGAGGTCCATAATGAATGCCTGACGCGCAGCCTTGGAGTTACTTAGGGCAGAACCGGCTTCCACACGAACATCTGTATTTCCACGAAGATCAGAGCCCTTAAAGACAACGGCAGAGAATGAGTTATCCGTTCCAACAGTCTTTACAACTCGGGGAGTGTCCCAGAATTGACAAACAAGACTGAGGGTCTGGTGACCCATTGTCTCAATTGCAACCTCTAATTCTCGCACCTGTGGCGTAAGTTTTGCGTCGTCTTGCTCAGACAAGAAGGAAATAGCGGTAGCAGCCGTAACACCAGCCGGGGGAGTACCCTTGCTAATCTCATGCTGTCCTGAAATATCCTCAAAGTCACGGTAGAGGCGCTCAACTTCTTCTAACACATAGTTAGGCAAAGGCTGAAGGGGGATAGGAGTAGGAGCAGGAAGTCCAGGCTTGTAAAGAACAACTTGACCAGGTTCTGCTGTAATCTTCGAGGGATCAATTGATCCTTGAGGGGCCATTAAC